ACAGACTATTTATGCGCTGTAAATATTGTCTATTTCTCTATGTAGTTAATATTAATCAAAATACGCCTATCTTGATCGGTTTGACTGACTGCTCTATGTTTTAAAGAAGCATCAAATATAACTATTTTATTTTGAACAGATTCTATTTTTTCACCTCGTTCAAACTCAGTGTAACCATTATTAGTGTTGATATAGAATATAGCTGTCTTGTGATTATATTTATTTTCTCCATCAGCATCATCTGTGTGATAACAAGACATATAAGGCTCATGTTTTTTTACATATAAGTTTGCTCTTGCAAACATTAAAGATTTAACATTATCTAATGAGAATAATAACGGCTCCATAATACTATTGTAATATCCAGATCTAGGTTGATTGTCTGAATAAAACAAATGAGAAAAATAAGGGTCATCTTTTTTTTCTTTATTTTTAGTTTGAGAAATTTGATAAAACCATGCAAAATTAGGAGAAGTAATTTCTCTAAATATATTTTCAAAAACGTTTGGTAATAAAAAATTTTCTGTTGTTTTCATTTGGGTTCTGGCTCTGCTTTTACGGTATAATTAGCTGCTATTGAAATACGTTCAATATCTGATTTAAAAGGATAAACTAAATGTCTAAGTGAACCAGGAAACATAAAAAAATCTCCTTCTTTAGGAAAAAATGTTTTTTGATGTATGCTATACTTTGATGGTTCTCCTGATAAAAATTGTATACAACCTGGTCCTGAAGCAGTTCCAACATATGCTTCATTTTCTTTTTTTAACTCTTCAGGAATATCTAAAAATAATACGCTAGAAAAATCGCACCCAGTATGTATGTGTGGTGGATTAAACTCACCTGCTTTCATGTAATTAACCCAGGCAGAAGTTACAAGAATGTCCGCGCCTTTTTTAAAACTATACCACTCTTTAGCTGCTTGATTAAAATCACTTAAGTAAGGAACCATTATTTCTAAATAATCTCTTAACTCTATTGTGTATTCATGTTGTATAATACCTGCTAAAGATTTTCTGTGATCTAGTTTTGGATCTTTACGACAAATGCTTCTAAGTTTTTTTAAATGACCTGGTAAAATTGTTGTGTGAAATAATAATGGACCCCAATAAAAAAACTGCCAAGTCATATTTTTCTAACCACTCTTTTACTTATAAGTTGCTCATTACCTTTTCTAAACCAATCAGGTAAACCTATATGAGACCTACCATCAAATTTGTCTCTTTCTGTAAAAGTTCCTTTTTCATTATAATGTAAAAAAACTTGAACACAATCATCTCCTTCAAAAGGTTTTCTCCAATGTTCTAAATCACATCCACGATAAACTAACATATCGCCTGGATTCAAATTAACTTCTATTCCTTTACTATTTGTTCCACCTGTTGGATCTAAATAAATAGGGTAAGGTTTATCAAAACCTAAAGCCATAGTTGTTGATATAGCACAACTAGGTCTGTCTTTGTGTCTTTCAAGCACATCCCCTTTTCTATAAATACGAGCATATGAATACATAGGAGATAAATCTAAACCAGTGTGTTTTTTCATAACTGGATACATCCAAACTAATAATGTTTCCATAGCGACATCTGAGTAATGAGAGTATGAACCTGGTACTTGATCATCATCCCACCGTCCCCATTCGGTAGTAGTATTATCTGTAACTCCATATCTAAACATCGTGTGTGATACTTCTCTTTTTAACAAAAAATAATCAGTAAGAAATCTTGCAATTATTTCAGGAACAGCTTCTTTTATAATTATGTATTTATCTTTTTCAAAGTTCATGTTTTGTATAAAGGTATATAGTTGTGTAAAAATTTATGGGTAAACTCATGATATCTTCTTAACACACCAACAGGTATAATATCAAAAGCTATAGTTACTCTATGATTTTCATTTAACCATGGTGAGCTTCTGTGTTTGTCCCCATCTGATTTTCCAAAAACACATAATCCATCTTTACTTGTAATTCTTAACACATCCTCTTTATTAGGTAGTTTGTAATCTGTATAAGAGTCATGTTTACCTTCTGTATGAACACAATAAAAACCATGATATGTTTTAAATTCAGATTCCCAATGACTGTGCCAACCTATATTTTTTTCTTGTGCAAATAAATTAACCCAACATCTTACGTAATATTGTTCTTCTGGATCTATAATTTTATTAATACTAAAGGAAAGAATAGTATATAATTTTTGTAATTGTTGGCATGGAAAACTAAATAAATTATATTCTGTGTGATAATAACTTGAAAAACAACCATACTTGTTATCTCCAATAGGAGGAAATTTTTCTTTTAATTCTTTTTCTACTTCATAACAAGTTAGGAGTAATCTTTTATTATTTATACTTGGGTATTTAAATAACCATAAATAATCTTTTACAGCATTTTCTACTTCATAATTAGAATAATTATATTCCATATTCCAACCACCCTGTAATAATATATTTGTCTTTTGTTAAAGGAGAGTTACCCCTATGTGTATGAGTAAACCCACTAGGCCAAATTAAACAAGTTCCTTGAGTTGGTCTATATCTTTTTTTAAGATATAAAAACTCAGTTTCTCCGCCCTCTTCTATGTCATTTAAATAAACTGTAAAAACTAAAATTCTATCTCTTGTAACTTTTGATTCGTGTTCCGTGTGCCATACATGATATCCCTCTCCGGGACGAGTTTTCTGTAATTTAAAATCATATATGGCGTGTTTAGATACTCTATTTAATATAGAAAATTTAGATGCATATTGATCATAAAGAGGAAAAAATATGTCACTAAACTCTTTCATAAAGTACAAAGGTAAATTTATAGATTCTAAATTATCTAACACAGATCCTGGTATACTAATACTTTCATCAGTTATTTCTGTTTTATTTCTTCTAAATGTTAAACCTGATTTTTTATAAGTTTCAAATACGTTTATGTATTTTTCACAAAACTCTTTTGAAAAAGAGTTTTCAAATATTCCTATAAAGTTTTCTTCTTTCATCATACAAAGGGCTTTCCGCAAGACCATATTACCAAACTATATCTGTTTCCTTTAGTGATTGGTTTTACTCTATGATATAGGTGACTTGGAAATACAACCAACGTACCTGCTTTTTTAATTTCTTTACAATCAATTATTCTGTCAGATTCTTTTAAAGTAGGATTTCCATTATAAAATTCTAAACCACCTCCTTCATATTCTGAGGCATTATTTAAAGAAAGAATAGCAGAAAGCTTTCTTATCTTACCATGTTTGTGTTTGTTTTCAGGAATATTATAAGGCTCGTCCCAACAATCAATGTGCCAATTATAAAATTGATTTAAATTGTATTCAGTAAATTGCATGGGTTCTGTATAATCAATGTGAAAATTCCATTTAGTATTAATATTAGCTTTTGCCATTAATGGTAATATTACATCGTACACCCAGCTATCACTAAAAAAACTTACATTTGAATTTCTAGTTTCTTTTTGTAACTCTTTTTCTTTTTCAGTTAACGTTTCTTTACCACTAAAATCACCAGTTCTGCCTAAAAAAGTTTTTTTACTTTTTCCATGTTCAATTACTTTTTGACAAAACTCAGAGGTAATTTGTGAATCAAAGAACCAATAAAAAAATTTTAAATTCATAACTTTCTATTAAAAAATTATTGGTACTATAAACGATCTGTATAAAATAGCAATATGTTAGCTAGACCAGTTTCCTGCTTTTATGTACGAGTAAATATTTCCTAATCTCCAAACACCTGAAGTGTTTTGCAGTACATTAAGTTCTTTAACTAATACTACACCAGAGCCACCTAGACCATTGCCTGTAGGTGATCCTCCAGGAGAACCGCCTGCTGCGTCTCCTTTTCCACCACCACCGGTGTTAGTCATACCATCTCCGTAAGATTGATTTCCTGCTCCGGCTCCTCCTTTTGGTGACCCGGCACTTCCTGCTGGCGGTCCACCTTGTGGCGGAAATCCACCACCAGATCCTCCTCCAGAATAAGATCCAGAATCTCCAAAATCACTAGGAAACGCAGGTATAGCTTTTCCTGCTCCTCCAGTTGTGCCTGATCCTCCGCCGCCGGCTCCACCACCGCCACCACCGTATCCAGTAGTGTCAGGAGTTGTTCCGCCTGCTCCAGGATTACCAAAACCATATGTTCCAGAATCTCCAGGTTGGTTTGGTTGAATACCTGGACCTGGAGGTCCACCATTTCTTCTTCCACCGCCGCCTGATCCACCAGGTGCTCCTTCTTGGTGACCTGTGTTAAAATAATTTCCACCGCCACCACCGCCTTTTGCAACTAGTGCAGTTCCAAAAGATGAATCTATTCCGTTACCACCTTGGTCAGCATCTCCTGGTGGTTGAACAGGGTGAGGAGTAGATGGTCCGCCACCACCACCAACAGTGATTGTAGTGGCTGTTGAAGGTAAAGGATAAGATGAAGGTGTTAAAATAAGACCTCCGCCTCCTCCGCCTCCAGCAACTTGTGATCCACCTTGTGCTCCACCAGCTACAACTAAAACCGTTCCAGTTGTTGCTGATCTATTAAATGTTCCTGATCCTAAAAAATCTGATATTAAAGTTCCTGCAAAAGGAGTTCTATCAACTCCTATAAATCCACCGTTAGCCATTATGCTTCCTCCCAAGTGTTAGTTTCTGTGTTCCAAATATAATCTTGATCTTCACTTTTTCCATTCCATCTTTGATTAGCTTCATCCCAAGCAGATGCTACATAAATATTTCCATGTATAGAACTAGGTCTTGGAATAGGTGGTTCGTATTGACATGTTTCAGTATTTAAAGTCCATGAATCAAAATATTTTGGTCCTTCAAATCTATCTTCGGCAGCATTATATGTGCATCCTACACCTGGATATGTTCCTCTATGATTTTTATTATAAGAACATTGTTTCCAGTATGTTGTTGAAGGATAACTTCCTCCATAAATTTCTTTTATGCTTTCGCTTTGAGCATCAGGTGCAGACATTAAATTAGTAACCCAAGTTTCAGCACCTTCAGAATAATCACCACCATTAGCATCAACATCTTTATTATTAATGACAATTACTCTTAAAACTTCGTGTGTGTCTGTTCTAACTTCAGCAAAGTGAGCCATACTTTACGACCCTCCTTAACTTAGTTCCTCGTAGTTGATTGTGATAGTCGCATCTGAGTTTGCACTTGCTCCGGCTTCAATGTTATCGCCTTCTTCAAGATA